TCTTTATCAATCTTATATGTACTTGCTAACTTATCTTTAAACTGATCCCATGCTTCAGCACTAGCAACAACTGTTCTTCCATCTTCATCTTTAATATACTTACCTTTTTGGTCTGTCTTAAATAAACCCTTAAAGAATTCTTTTGGTAATGTTACAGCATCTTTAACAAACTGACCCTTCTCTCTAGCAAATTTTACTGTTTTAACTTCTTTACTCTTTGCCCCTGGGCTAAATTGTTTTACAACATTTGGTGGGCTATTTGTGTCTGTTACAATATCACCCATTTTACTATAGAAATAAAATCTTACATCAGGATTCATTCTAGCAACGTCCATCATTAAATCATAATAATCTTTGCTAAAGAAATCTCCTGCGTCATGTATACGAACTAGTAACTTAATACCAGCTTTGTCTACTCTAGCTTTAGCCTGTTTAACTTCACGGTCAAACATTTCCATATATTCTACTGGATGATTTAGTAAGAAGTTTAATGCTCTGGCAGCACTCATACTGCTTCCTGGGAACATTACATAACCACCTTTTCTAGCATAGCAATACAATTGACACTCACCTGCACCTGGACATGTTTCTACTTCAACAAAAACTGGTTCACCACCTGCGCTTGCTTCTTCATCTACAACAATACCACTTAGTGCGGGTAATGTTAAGTCATAAGTAATAGCACCTTCTTTTTTACTTTTAGCCATTTTAGCATTTGTGCCTAAAATACTATTTGGAGGTGTCATTATTTGATTAGCTAAATCTTGTAAATCCCATTCTGTATTCTCATTGTCCTTTGTGATTGCTTTAATATTACTAGCGTGTATAATAGGCTTAAAGCGATCAGATTTAGTTTTTTCACCACTTTTTATACGGGTTAAGTATGCTTGTAAATCTTTTTTGTCATACTGTTTTTGTGGAATATCAACTTTGAGTGCCTCATCCACACCCTGTTGCTCAATATTAAGCATGGTAACAGGGAAACCACCCAATGTACTTACAGACATTTTGTCTGATTCTAATAAAATTTCGTTAATTTTCATAGTATGAATCCAAAGTATTTGCTAATAAATAGTTGTTCTGCTATTATAATTATGTATTTATCAAAATAGGGTATCATGTACACTAATCAAAATATTAAACGTATTGGTTTCGCTTGTAAATGGGTTGAAATCAACAAGAAAGGTGAGATCGCCAGTGTAGAAGGGCTTAACACAGGTGGTACTACCCACGCATGGGCAAAGCGTCAAATCCGTGAAAAAGCAGAAGAAAAAGTATTGGATGTAGCTAAACGCAATATTGTGAATACCCATAACCTGATTAAAAAGGTTGCTACATTGCCATCTGCTTTACGTATGGTTCGTTTAACTAGCGACATGCTTAGTTTTTATACAATGGATGATTGGAAACCGTTTTGGCAATCTAGTAATGTTAGAACATTACTAGAAAAATGGTTTGCCCCATTAGGTGAAACAGCACGACAAAATGATGTAAGAGTGAGTTTTCACCCCGATCAATTTGTTGTGTTAGCTAGTGATCGCCCTGAAGTAGTAAATAAAAGTATAGAGGAGTTTGAATATCATGTGGATATGGCCCGCTGGATGGGGTATACAAAAAAATTTCAGGACGTTAAAATTAACATCCACATCTCGGGTAGAGCCGGTGTCGAAGGTTTTAGACAAACCTACAAGAGATTGTCTGACTCAGCCCGCAGTAGTATTACAATTGAAAACGAAGAAATAAGTTATGGACTCAATGATTGCCTTCAGCTTAGTGATATTGTTCCTATTGTCCTTGACATTCATCACCATTGGATTCGTGAGGGAGAGTATATCTCCTGTAATGATGACCGTGTCAAAAGGGTTATTGATAGTTGGCGTGGTATTCGCCCTACTTGTCATTATTCTGTCAGTAGAGAAGATATCTTGGTTAACCACTGCCTTCATACACTTCCCAATCATCAAATTCTCCTAGAATCAGGACATAATAAACAGAAACTACGGGCACATAGTGATTACTATTGGAATGATGCTGTAAACCGTTGGGCTTTACAATTTAATGAGGAGTTTGATATTATGTGTGAAAGCAAGGCCAAAAATCTTGCTAGTATGAAACTTTACGATACATATATAAATGTTTGACAAACTCAAAAAGTTTTTAGGATTGAACAATGTAGGGTCACGACCTGAGCCTCCAAGCGAGGCTCATCCTAAAACTCAAAAGAAAAGACAACCCAAACAAGATCAAAATCAAGAATCAAAACCTGAAATAAAACTAAGTCCCAAGGAGTTGGCCACAGCCAACGGGGAACCTTATATTGCTATTATTTCTGTAGAATTAGATCCTAATAATATTAATAGTGGTAGTTTTGAACTAGATTGGAATGATAAATTTGTTATTAATTTAGCTAAATCAGGATACAAAATTAAACAAGATGATACAGATTCACAAATTGTGGATAGATGGTTTCAAACTGTTTGTAGAAATATTGCCTTAGAAGTATATGAGCAGTATGAAGCAGACCCTACCAATCGTGATTTAAGAGTAATTCGTAGTAGAGATATTGGAAACGGAAGATCAGAGGTAAGTTAATGAATAGTAGATATGATTTTGTAAAATGTAGTGTACCCAATTGCTGTAATAAAGTTGGGTATCATCGTGCTAAAAATAGAAAATTTTTTGATGGTTTTAGCATACGCTGGAAAGCAGTATGTGAAAAACATAGAAATGGTATAGGCAAAGATTTAACAGATAGTTGGAAACTACAACAAGGTTGTAATAATCATACAGGAAAATATGGCGGAGTACCTTGTGTGTCAGTTATTACTCATCCTAGTCAATTAGAAATTAATCATATTGACGGAAATAATCTTAATAGAGATGCTAATAATATCGAGGTATTATGTAGTAATTGTCATAGATTGGCTACTATGCAACAGGATCATCATATGCCCAAAGTAGGAAAAAATAAAATTGGAAATAAAAGCTTATTCCCAAATCTCTAATACCCAAAACTCTTGTCAACAATGTAAATTATACGTATAATATACGCATATTTACTACTTAAATAATTGTCCAGTATGAAATACGCACTCATTGACACAGCAAACACATTTTTCCGTGCTCGGCACATTGCTAATCGCAATAGTGATACATGGGAAAAGATTGGAATGGCATTACATTTGACATTTGCCAGTGTCAATCAAGTTGTTCGTAAGTATGGTATTGACCATGTTGTTTTTTGTCTTGAGGGCAGATCATGGCGTAAGGACTTTTACAAGCCTTACAAAGCTAATCGTAAACTTGACGAATCAGTAATGACTGAAGCTGAGATTGAAGAAAACAAAATGTTTTGGGAAACCTACGAAACGTTTACAACCTACATCCGTGAAAAAACTAATACCAGTGTATTACGGCATCCTAATGCTGAGGCTGACGATATTATAGCACGTTTTATCGCATTACATCCTGAGGATACACATTATATTATTTCAAGCGATAGTGATTATGTACAACTTATTGCTGAAAATGTATATCAATATAATGGAGTTAGTAATCAGCTAATTAAGCCATCAGGTTATTATGATGAGAAAGACAGACTTATTGTTGATAAGAAAACTAAAGAACCCAAATTACTAGGTGATCCACAGTTTATTTTATTTGAAAAGTGTATGCGTGGTGATAGTACTGACAATGTTTTTAGTGCTTATCCAGGCGTGCGTACAAAAGGCAGCAAGAATAAAGTTGGGTTGCTTGAAGCTTATGAAGATCGTAATAAACAAGGTTTTAATTGGAATAACATGATGTTACAGCGTTGGGTAGACCATAATGGTGATGAACAGCGTGTGCGTGAATGTTATGAACGTAATCGTACATTAATTGATTTAACAGCACAACCACAAGACATTAAGGATGCTGTAGATAAAATTATTAAAAATGATGTGCGAGTAAAAGTTACTCCCCAAGTTGGGGTACATTTCATGAAATTCTGTGGTAAGTATGAACTTAATAAAATTAGTGAAAGTGCCGAAACATACGCAAAATGGCTTAATAGTCCGTACAAAGGCACAGTAAATGTATAAAACTACGCAAACAAATATAAGGTTGATACGACCAAATCATCTTAAATTTAATATGGAAGAAAATTACTTGCTTTATCCTAGAGCAAGTTTTGAAATAAGTAATCGTTGTCCTGATAATTATAAGAGGGTAATTGAAGAATGTATAGAATGTGGTTGGCTAAAGCCTATAGCACATGTTAGAGATAGCGAATTATTTTGGGAAGAGTTTCACAAATGACTTATGATTATGAACAGCAAAAAATACTCAACAGTAAAAGTCTAGCTGAACCACGAATAGGTGATTATTGGCAAGAAAGGTTTTGTCCTTATTTTTTAGTAGTTGATGTTAAAGGCAAAGACATTACTGTATTGAGTTGTTTAGGTGGGCCTAACAGTTTTACTCGCAAGCATGAATTAAACGCTAAAATTCACCTTGATAAAGATCACTGGACTTGGGACTTGTCCAAATCGATAGTCGTTGACCGTAACTGGATGGCTAAGGCTGTTAAGTATGGTACAAACGACGGCTTTGTTGCCGATGTTTGGAATAGTGAAAAAACCACAAAAATGGCTATGGAGTGGCGTGATTGGAAGCAAAAAGAGATACGTAAACAAATTGCCGACCTTGAAAAAAAATTCAATGATTTCACAGGTTGGGGTGTTTTAAAAGGTGAATTAGCATGACTACATTTTATAAAAAAGTAGGCCGTAGGTATGTGGCTGTAAGTGAATATGATTCAGAATTGCGTGATGCATTTCAAGAAGGAGCACATTTGGTAATTGTAAAGCCAGGCGGTAAAAGTATTCATTATAATATTGATGTAAATCATGTTGCGTTAATTGCAGCAGGATTAGTTGCCAAAGAGGCAATGGCAACTGCTTTGATAAATGCAAGTCACTCAAAACCAAAAAAACAACCATTGACTGCCGAACAGGCAACAGCATGGGAAAATCTAAAGAAGGCATTCGGTGATGAGATGTTTTCACTTTATACAGAAAGTGCCAACACTATTTGTGAGGCAGGAATTAAAGCATTAATTGATGAGGCAAATAAATTATTAGATAATCCTTCAGTAAAAAATGCGTATGACCAATTTTTACTAATAAGTAAGTTAACAAAAGATGGATAACCAAGAAAAACAAAAAATTATATACGATATGTGTATGACATATCGCCATGACTTCGGGCTTACAAAACAGCCTGATGATCCGCCATGGGTAGCAGGATTGACAGACATTGAAAGAAAAGCATTGGTATTAACCATGACACAAATTTTTGAAAACAATATTATGCCTTTACTAAACGGAGAACACAATGACTTTAATAGCAAAACCAGTAATTAAAGATCAGTATTGGGTAGTCACAAACGGTGAAAGAAAAGTAGGTAATGTTATTGCTGAAGGATCAGGATTTGATGTTAAATTAGATGGAATATTAAAACACTTTAATAACACAACTGATATAACGAAATTTACTACAATAAGATTTCAACCCACAAAATCTAATAAAGCGAAAGCGCAAATTCCGTATCCTGAATATCCAACAACAAGTAGAATTTATAATTCTATGTTTGATATTAAAAGAAAGTTACATTTGTTTACTAAGTCAAAAAAAAGCAAATGTTATCATGTAGCAGGTTGGTTTGTGTTAAAACAAAACAATATTAAACAAGTAAGTTTTTGTCCTAAATATATTTTTATACAAAGATATGAATATACAGGTCCGTATAAAACAGAGGATGAAGCAAAATGTGAGATAAATAGTTTATGATTCAAATAAAGAAGTTTATTGATAAAATTGCTTATTTGGATAGTAGAAATTCAAAAGATGTAGTTTTAAATATTCAGGATGCTCGTGGATTGCGAGATGAAATTTCAAAATTATTGCTTGATTTGAAAGAGTTTGAAAACAAATCTAGTAACCGTGATGTAACTAAAATTGAAATAAAAGGTGGCACATTTAAATGAGTAGAACCCAGCCCAAAGTTATTCTTGAGCATGTTGACAAGAAAACATATAAAACTGACCAAATTGTTGAAGCATCAGGAATTTGGGCTGTGTTTTATGACAACCAACCTATTAATTTAAAATCACAAAACTTTTTAAATGACCAAATAGCACCAAAATATAAGAAAACAAGTTTTAGTAATCCAGGTCATGCTAGAAATTTATGTAGAAAGTTAAACACACAATTCAAAACAGATAAGTTTACTGTTGTTTTTATGAATTCAGGAAAAACGGTTTATCCTGATACCGATGATTAATGCGTAAAAAGAAAGAAAAAATTACTGAAATTGTATTGTCAAACCTAAAACACATTGATACCTATGCTAATATTACAGTGGACAAAGTTTTATTACGTTGGTGGATGACAGGTCGTGTAAGCTCTGGTATGCGTTTAACAGATGAAGGAAAAACTTGTTTTGAAATAGCAGAAATAGCACACTATGATTTTGATTTTAATTATAAAAACAAGTCACCCCAAGATTTAATACTAGAGTTAAATCGTAAAATTACATGTCCGTATTATATCGGTGTAAATACTGAGAATAAAGTAAAAACAGCATATTTAAGATTATACGATCATAAGATTGCCATGATGTTATCCTTATATGGTAATATTTTAGAATATTTAAATTCAATAAAGGAAAAAAAATGACAGAACAGAAAAAAAGTCCTAATCCATTTATTAATATGGCAAACGCAAGTAAAAATAATAACACACCTAAACCAAAAAATAAAGGACATAATATTCCTAAGCCAATAAAAGGGTTCAGTAGTCCTAATGTAGTTAGACGCAGTGGTAGGGGCGGTTAATGAGTTATGATGGGTATACAGGGCCACCTCTTTCAGAAGAAGAAAAACATTTAGGTGGCAACATAAAACAAGGTGATCCTTATACCTACTGTCCTAATATTTGGAATTATGTTATAGAAAGATTTTGTATTAAATCAGTTTTAGATGTAGGTTCAGGTCGAGGTTTTGCCGCACAATATTTCTACAAACATGGTTGCCAAGTAGTTGCTGTGGAAGGTGTAAAAGAAAATTGCCAAACTGCCTTATATCCAACTATACACCACGATTTAACAAAAGGTCCAATTTATGCTAAAGTTGATTTAGTACACTGTCATGAAATGGTTGAGCACTTAGAAGAAAAATATTTAGACAACTTGCTTGATACCTTGGCTTGCGGGGAAATAATTTTAATGACTCATGCTTTACCTAATCAACCTGGTCATCATCATGTAAACTGTCAACCAAAAGAATATTGGATTAAACATATTAAAAGCAAAGGGTTTAATTATATTGATGAAGATACAAAAAGAATTAGAGCGTTAGCCGAAAAAGATGGCGCAGTATATAT